CCTGTGCCTTTTTACGCAACAGTTCAGAAATATACATATTTTGCTGGTTGGGGGTTCTTTCGCTCATGCGCTCGGCTTTACCTGATTCCTTACTCTGTTGAGGCGGAATCTTTTCCTCTACAGGTTGCTCAGGGGATTCTTTTTCTTTCGCCATAAAGACGCCTCCTAGCCCTGCGTAATCAGGGCAGCAAGGGCAATGCGCTTGCGCTCATACTGACGAGTCCAGTTGCTTGCCGTTTCAAGCTGCGCCAAGGTAGGCGTCTCTTCCAGACCGAAACTGAACCCCTGCGGGTGGATGATCCATTCAAGGCGGGAATGAACGATTTCTTCACCGCCGCCATTGCCCGCAGCTTCATCACGATGGATAGCAAAGGGGGTCTTCGGAGTGCCCACGCCGAGAGCTACCGCGCCCCGTCCGAACAGGTAGGTGTAATATTTAGCAGGAGAAGGAGAATCGCCAGTGACCGCAGGAACATAGGTCATGGCGTCATCCTGAATGACAGTAAGGCCTTGATAGGTGGGAATTTCCACCCTCCCCTCAGAAGCGGGGATGAAGTCAATCAGGTTAAGTTTTTTCATGGTGGCGTACACAGTAGAGTGTACGGCTACAGCAGTCAGAGAGGACGCCATGTCCCCCATCGTGGTTTGAGCATCGATAAATGCTTCGGCATTGAACAGGGCATCAGCGCCCGTCTTCCCCGTAACGTCTACGGTCATGACGGGACTACCTGTCGCCAAATCTGCGGCGATGATCCCTTTAAGAGAAGCCAAAAGTCTTTTGTTTTCTTGGGTATTCCAGTAATCGCCGATCTGATTGGTGATCGCCGTGGTAATGTCCAACCCCAAATAGGTATTGGTCAAATCCATCGAAGACCACGACTGGTTGAGGCTTTGCCTGACAGCCTTATTTTTCCCGCCCGTAATCTTTTTGGGCGTGGACTTTTCGGAAGGGTCATCCGAGGAAATGTTCGGCTCATCATCGGCAAGCGGGCCGAGATAGCGAGGCGCAAAAGTTTTCCCGCCGAGGTTGTTGGTCAAAAAGGCGTCGGCTTCCGGGTCACGGATCATAACCCCGGAATTGACGAACGCATTGCTGTTAAGCGAACGCAGAATGATGGCTGCGGTCGCAATCTCCGGTACAATCGGTACATCGGAGAGACGAGTGGAAACCTGAGAACCGCTCTGAACTGCCATAGATACTCCTTAGAGGCCCGCAGGAATCGGGACGCCAGCTTCTTGCATCAACGCTTTGGCGCGGGCCGGATTAACGCTAAAAAGTTTCATTTGTTCCCCTACGTTCCAGCTTTCTTTTGCCCACGGATTCTTAGCTGCACTTACAAAGCTAGGCTTGGTCGCACCGGAACCGCCGGGCATGGTGTCCCGCAAAATGCGTTCTTTGTAGGGATACTTTTCGATCAGTGCTTCGATAGCCTCTTCCGGAGAAGCGAATGTTCCCGGATTGGAACGGCTGAAAATGGGCTGACCGTCGAGGGATGCCACGGCTTTAAGTTCGCCGTTTTCTTCTTTCACTTCGAAATGTTTGCCGAAAGCGGCATAGGCCATGTCAGCGGGAAGGGTAGTTTTTTCTCGCAAAAAGGTACTTGCTTCAAAAGCACCCCGCACAACGAGGTTACGAATCGCCGCGTTCTTGCTATCCAAGGCTTCTGTGAGTTTTTCAATTTCCTTCACATGAGCCTTGTCTTTATCTTCAAGCTTGACTTTCCATCCCTGATCAACCTGCGCCTTGAACTCTTCCACCTTCCCGGCGTCAATGAGTTTCCCGGCTTCAAGGTTGGCGACGGTTTCAAGGGCGGCCTTAGCCTTCTCCGGATCAAGCCCTTCAAACAGCTTGAACTTGGCATTGAGGTCATCCAGTTCCTTACGGCGTCCGGCGGATTCCGCATTCACAGCGGACAGCTTGCCTACGAGATCGGGGACATTGTAGGGGATTTCTTTGCCGTCATCGGCTACCCATACGGGGATACCTTCCTGCAAAACCGCATTGCCGTTGTCATCGAGCTTGAGTTTCATCTTTTCCTTCTCGGTTCGTTGTTGCGGCATCACGCCGGATTCATTGCCTCGGCTTCACGCCACCTCTGCGGCTCGTGCCGCGTAACTGTTCAGAATAGACGAGGCTGGAGAGGAAAAAACAACGTGATGTTGGTACGAAATACGAAAAGGCACAAAAAAATCCCCCGCATCGTCTGACACGGGGGATATTGATTGCGGATGAAGGTGTGATTTTGTAGAGTACGGGTGTGGGCCAGTCTCCGAAAGGAGGTTGCGCCTATGGAGCAGTTCCTACTCGACGTTCTCGCCAACGTGTTGGCGGGCGTCATCGTGGTTCTCGTTGCCCCCTATCTGAAAAGGTAGGCTGAAAACGAGTTGCCCCGGAGGGACTGACCTCCCTGCCGGGGCTAAAAACTGGAGCAATTCGTTAGAAACTCCGGGGACTGGCCCCAAAGGGCGGTGGGTGTATCCAGCACTTGCCGCCCTTCTTGTGTTGGTAAGATAAGAATTTTTGACGGCATGGTCAAGCAGGGGGATTTACAAAGAGACGACCCCGACGGGCGGGGTATGCCTGTCGGGGTCAAATTCGTTGAGCTAATCCTCAAGCCAGCGAGAGAAGTCCTCGAAAAAAAACGAACATCCAACTCTGCCGGGGGCAGGGGAGTGTTGGCGCACTTCCTTGCTTGAGAAAGCATATACGTTTTCTACTATGAAGGTCAAGAGCCACTAGCGCAACGGATTGCCCTGTTCATCAAACCCCAACTGTTCCAGCGTGTACGGCAACCCTGTGCGCTTATCGCTCAGGTCTTCCCATCGCACTAGCCCCTCTTGAAGCAACCTTCCACGCACTGGTCCGACACTGGTTTTCAGCTTGTCTTCTGCGGAGAGGGATTCCCACCAGCCGCCGAAATTCTCTTTCGTGGTGCCGAAGTTCAGGATTTTTCGACCGCCCGTACCTATCGGCCCCTGCTCTCGGATAGTCCACGGCCTCGCAACTTCCTCAAGTTCGTCTATATTCAACCCAATCTCTCGAAATGTTTTCAAGATCGGTACATATACGCCTCGGCAATTCGGGTGCGCCGGGAGTTCGGGACGTTTCTCGTTTTTCCCATACACGGCTCCATCTGCCAACGCACA